CTTTGTTTCTCCTTTTGCGTAATTTGAAATTAAGTTAGCGTATTCTTTTTGAAAGTCACTAAAAATATTTAATTTAACTTTATTGCTTTGTAATTCGCTTTTTGTAATTAGTTCTTTGATTTTGTCAATCGTTACTTTTTCTTCCATTTCTATATTTTTAAAACTCATTTCGTATTTATCTGCAAAATAACCTTCAATTGAAAATCCTTTTACTTCGCCTAATTTTACTTTGTTCCAGATTTCGTCGTTGTTTACTTTCATTGAAATTACCCAAGTACCTTTAGGAAAGTTAAAACCGTAGTTCATGGACTTATCGTGGTCGCCTTCTACAATCCAACTTTCAACAACTGACATTCCTTCTAACTTTTGATTGTGTTCTAATGTTGCGTTGTTTTGGTTGCTGTTCATAAAAAACAATTCACTTGCTTTGCGCACTGTGGCTTCGGAAAAATAAATGTAATATTCTTCGTTCTTTTCGTTCTTGCGGTAAATTTGTTTGTTAGGTATAAGCGCTGCACCCATAAGTATACGCTTTTCTGCGTCAACTTCTTTTAGTTCTACTTCGTGTTTTTTTAGTGCTAAAAAATTACTTTCGATTGCAGGACTTTCAACTACTGAAACTGCGTCAATACCGCTTGCTTCGTCTTTTTCGTCAATTATTAATTCTACTATGCGCATATTTAATTAATTAAATTATTGTTTGTTTGTTGCATTTTTAACCACCTTTTAACCACCTAATGTTGCGTTTTCTAATCTATTTCTGTCAAGCGCCTGTTGTGACGTTACTTGTCCAGAAACAACGTACGCTTGGATTGGTTGTTGGCCTAACGTTGCAAGTTGATTAACTCCGCTTTGACCAACTACATTAAATTGTGGCGCTGACATTGTTGGTGCTGTTGTTTCTTTGTCTGCAGGATTACCACCTGTTTCTTTTGAAAAACTACTACTATCAAATTGTGTTGCTGCTATTTTAGAAATTTGTAATGCACCTGTTGCCGCGGCAATTCCTGCTTCAATAAACTGCGTTCCGCTTGCTAATTTTAACGGGTTGCCACCTGCTGTTAACGCTGCGGTAACCGCCAAGTAAGTATTTACAACCGCTGTTGCTAAGTTAAACGCTTTTTGAGCTTTGAACGCTTTGCGTTGCGACTTTTCACTTTTACCCGCACCTAACTGGATCGCGTCATTTATAACAGACAACGCGCGCATACCCATGTCAATTTTTTTCTTTTCTAACTCACGTTTTTTTACTAATGCTTCCGCGTCAATTTTTTCTACGTCTGCTTCGTACTTAATTTTAAGTGCTGTTAAAATGTCTGCGTTGGCCTTGTATTTTTCTTGGTCTTCTTTGTATTGATTTTCTAGTTTTTGTTTTTTTAAATCGTCTTCACTTAATGTAATTTCTTCTAAAAATACTTTTTCTTGTGCAATTTTTTCTTTTTCTTTTGCGTCTGCTTCTTCTTTTGCAATCCTGTCTAATTCTGCGTATTTTTTTGTTATTTCTACGCTGTCTTTTCCTTGTTGTTCTTGTAACTCTTTTGTTGACTTACCCGCTTTGTCTGCTAATAAATAAAGTGCATCGTATTTATTTGCTAATTCTTGTTCTTCTTTTTCTTTTTCACTTGTTATTCTTGACTGTCTGTTTGTTTCTAATGCGTCATAATAGGCCAACAAATTGTCGTTTAACTCTTTTATCCTGTCGGCTTTTTGTTGTTCCAAATCAACTTCTTCTTTGTTGTTATCTTTTTTTGTCTTAACTTTTGCCTTGTGGTTTTTTTCGTGCCTGTCGGAATCACCTTTGTCTTTTTTCTTGTTTCGTTCGGCTTCCGCGTAATCAAAATCTAATTGTGCGTCCTGTAGTTTATTGTTTGATTCCTTCCACGCTTTTTCTGCCGCTTCAAATTGTTTATTTGACCCCGACTTTGAGTATTTCATGTAAAGTTTTTCCGCTTCTGCATTTTCAGTTTTGTACAAATCAATTCGTCGTTGTGCTCCTTCAGTTCTTATTTTTATTATTTCCTTTTCGCCTTTTCCTGCGTTAATTGCGTCTATTTCATAGCGTTTTGTTTGTTGGTCAATAGATTTAGTTATTCCGTCATACAAGTTTTTTTGCCTTTCTATTGTTTCGTTTGTCTTAGCAAGCGCGTCGTCTAAATTCTTTTGTGCAACTTCGGCGTCTTCTGTACCGCCTGTAAACATACCCATGGCGTCCAGTGCCGACATTAGTAAAACAATTACGGCTCCAATTCCTGTTGTTATTAATGCTGCACGAAACGCTTTTGTTGCCATTGTCGCACCTTTAATTGCCACACCTGTTCCTACAACTGCCGCGCCTTGCACTACTGTTGCGGCTGTGTCTGCTACTTTTGCGGTTGTTGCTTGTGCGGTTGCTTTAAAACTTCCTGTTTGTACAAAATTGTAAATGCCTTGAAATATTGAAGTTGATTTTATTACTGCACCTAACGTTTTAAAACTTGCAATGCTTTCACCTATACTTGAAATGCCACTTGTAAGTTCCATTGCTAAACCTACTTTTTCCATTGCAGCCGCGGCCGTTTCGCTTTCTACTCCTACTAATGCGATTGAATTACCAACTAACCCAATACTTTCTTGCACGCCGCCTAATGCACCGTTAACTGAAACTAAACTTTTTGTCGGGTCAAATGCTTTGATTAATTTATTACCTTCCTGGATCTCTAGTTTTAAATCTGCCGCGTGCTGTGCCGCTTTTGCAGTCTCAACGGAAGTTGCGCCAAATTCTTGTGTTAAACTTTGAACTTCGGCTTTTGCTTCTTTTAGTTGTTGTTTTAGTGTTCCTATATTACTATTAACTTCTAATTCAATTACTTTTTTTTCAGACATCGTTTAACTTTTTTTCTATTAATTTTTTTCTTAATGCTTGTTTAAATTGTTCTTTTATGCTTGTGGTAAATTTATACTTACCTTTTGCTATGTCTATGTTTTCACTTTCACCGTAAAAGTTGCTGAGCAACAGCATTTGAATTATTTGGTTTATCATTCTTGGTTTATTAGTATGTAACTTGTGTCCGTGTTTCCATTTTGGTAAGTGCTTATTAAAGTTATTGTAATTATTCTCTCTCGACTTCGTGGAACTGTAATTATTAAAAAATCTTCTTTGGTAAATCTTGTATTCGATAAAGTAACGTCCCTAGCATTTGCGCTTTTAGTTACATTTACTTCAGTAACTTCATTGCTAAAATAAATTGACATTTTGTGTCCGCTTTCAACTCCAACTGGAGCAAAAATAAGTTTTATTGGTTTAACTTCTTCAAAGTCACTAATCAAAGTAAAGTTAACGTCGCCTGTTGTCAAGTCGCTTTGCATTTCGTTAATCATGTAACGTTTATCTCTTATAACTAACCTGTCGTTTAATTCTAATGTTGTAAGCAAAGAAACAGGTAGGATCGTTTTTACTTTTACTAATCTATTTTTTTTGTTGTATAAATTTTGTAAATAATTAGAATAATAAATTTTGTATAGTGTGTTAGAATTATTAGTTAAATAATAAGTAGATATTTCTTCACCAAAATTTAATGTTACAGGTAATAACCCGCCTTGTGAATTTAATATATTTGTGTCTTGGCCAAATGGAACGTATTTGCTTGTGCTACCCATTTGGTAAAAAAATATTTTTTGGCCTGCAGGAAGTGTTGTAATTTCATTCATATACAACAAACAAGGTTTAGGAATGTAAGGTGAAAAATCTTTATTAAGACAATAACCAACTTGTAAATTATTTAAAAAATTATTGTGTAATAAGTTTTCAAATGGACTGTCAATTTTGTATTCTCCACCGTCGTAAAGGAAACCTATTTTAACATTTCCGTAGCCGTGAGCGTCTACATTTGCGGGGTCTTCTAAAAATGCTTTATTCATGAAACATTCGCTGTCTTGGTACTTAAACTCCACGGACTTGTATAGCTTCATTCGTGCAATTTCAATGCTTGTAATGTCTGTGTATTTCGTTATGTCTCTAGTAATTCCTTTGCTATACCAAACGGGTAACGGGTCAAAAGTAAATACGTTCTTTGCTGACGAATAAACAGTCATGTTAAATTCTTTACACATTCCAGAAACAAAGTCACTTATTTTCATATCGGGTGCCATTTGTGCCAAATTTGTAAACCCAGACGTTGCTTGTGAAGACAATCCCCACGCCCGACCTGTTGCAACAAATCCTGTCGACGAGAATTTTTTTTGTGTATATCTAAAATCTAACTTTATTGTGTTAGGCGACAAACCCCTAACTTTAAAAGAAAAAAGCGCTGTGTCTGCACCGTTAATGTCAATCGTGAACGGATCCGTAAGTGGCGTTGCGTTTGTGTACGGCATTAAAGTATTGTAAGTAAATGATTGGCTGTATACATTGTTTTTGTAAACATCAACATAAAAATCAAACGGATCCAGAGGGTTTAACCCCGTGCAAAAAATTTGTAAAGTGTGCGTATAAGTATTGTCGTAATAATTAGTTATTTGCTGTATATGAAATGTATTGTTTGTTAAATCAAATAAGTCAAAAACATATAAACCGTTGTACGTTGCGCTTGAAATATCTACAGGAACAGGCGTGCCATTTAAAATAACTTTGTCTTTATTTTTAAACCACAAAAACGCTTTTTTAAAAAAGTCCGAACCTAAAAATAAACCGTTAAATGTTATTCCGTATCTTGCTTCAATAAGTTCAAAAATACTTGCAACCCTAACCGCAGGAAATAACTCCATGTAACTAATTTCACCTGTACTTGTACCAATATTATTTTCATCGTTAATAGGGTAAGTAAACCAATCTGGACAATCGCCTTGTGAAATTGGAACGCTTGAACCGAATTGCCAAACTCTTTTTGAAGTAATTAATGGATAACGCACGTCGTAATCGGTTACTAAACTATCTGTTGTTACTCTGTCAAAAACTTCTTGGTTTGTAAAGTCGTGGTCTAATGTGCTGTAGTCTAATTGACTTAATTTATCTTCATTAAAGTAATCTTTTAAACTTACGCCTGCGCCATAAAATGTAATTGAATAACTATCTGCTTGTCCGTCTTTTAAATTTGCTTTTTCTAACTGAATTTTACCACGTCTAAAAAAAATCGTATCAATTTCTATGTATGCGTTGTATCGGTTTTGGTAATCAATTATTCCTAAAGTATCAACATCGTTTTGATAAAAGTGTTTAAAGATAGCGTTGTTAGTAGGTGAACAAGGAATGGTAAAACCCTGTGAAAAATCAGTAAAGATTTTTGAAATATCACTAATATTCTGGATCGTTGAACTAACGCTAATTTTTTCGTCGTTAAATAATTCTAAACGTGAATAATTTTTTTCCGCTTGTGCTTCATCTGTTTCAATATAAATTGCTACTTCTCTTTTCATTAAATAACTGAATTAATAACTTCGTATGCAAACTCAAAATCTAGACTATAATTTATTTGTTTTGTGTTTATGTTCTTAAATAACTCCGTGTTTTTTGTGTTTATCTTTGCAGGCCTGTTGTTAATTAAAATTCTTTCACTAAGCATAATTTGTTTTAATACTTCGCTCCACGTTTCTTTAACCCAACCTGTATTTACTTTAACGCTTTTTTTTCCGTTAGTGTTAAATACTTTTCTTTGTCCTTCTAAACCACTATAAAAAGTTGACGGTGAGCTTAAAAATTGCGAAGTCTGCAATAAATTATACTCCGTATTTTCAACGCTAAAATTATCTGTGCTTGCTTTAAAAAAGAACTCACGCTGCCACGCTCCATACTTGTTTACAAAGTCAATAATCACGGGTGTATATTTGCACTCGTCTTGTGGGTAAAAATAATAAGTTCTTTGAACTGCTAACGCTGCGTTTAAAATTTCTACTTTGTTTCCTACTAATGCGTTTGCTGTTCTTACTCTTGGAATATCATAAGTCCAATTTGATACCGCTAGACTTGTAATTGCAGGCGGTGTAGCAAAACTAGTATACTTTGCTGTAAAACTTGCGCCGCCTGTTACCCGTATTTTTCCTGGATCGCTTGTCGGATTGTAATAATAATTTCCTGCGTCAAGTCCGTAATCACCTAAATTAAAATTGTACAGGTCTTCGTAATATGTATAGCCGTCAAACGCTAAATGAACTTGTGTTGCTCCTACTTGTGATACCGTAGTTCCGTCGTCTGTATAAAGTTTTAGCTGTACATTTACTTTTTCATTTGCAGGATTTGGCACGGCTGCGTTTCCACCTGCAGCACATAAATAAAACTTTATATATTCCCGTATGTATGGACTTATGTCGTAAAGTGTTTCTACGTTTGTTGGCGAAGGTATAAGTTTACTTAATGTGTATTGTGGTGATCCAGAAAAAGTTGTTGCACTTAAAAAAATTTCCAACTTTGAACCGACTTGTCCTGCTTGTGCAATTCTAATAATGTAAGGTGAGCGTGCAAATATGTTTGCCATTTGTTATATTTTTTCGTTTGCAAATTGTGTGTACATAAATAAATTTTTAGCGTCTAAACCAAACTTTTCAATAAGTTCATCTGGCAATCTATTAAACGCTGCTTCAAATGGTTTCGTAAAAAACAAACTTGGTTTAATTCCTTGGTGATAAACGCTGTCCCGAACTGCGTATGGACTTAGTCCTTTTGTTGCACTCCATTGTAAAAAATGCTTTACGCTTGGTTTGTTTCCTATCTTAAAACTGTACGGACTTTGCGGTGCGTTTTGCTTCCACATTTTGCCCTTGTTGTTCGTCTTTTTAAACTTGCTAGTTGTTGCCCGAACACCACCAACACCTTTTACTCCGCGATCCTGGAACCTTCCGTGTAAGTCCATTTCAAAGTCCAAATAAAAACTATTCGGCATTGCCTTAACAGTTCCTTGTAAACTATTCCAAAGTGATTTTGTGTGGTTTTTTTTATCGTTAGTTAAGTTTTTTCTTGCTTCCGCAATAACGTAATTTCTAAACCTTTCAAGTTCTTTTTGTACTTCGCTTTGTTCCATGCTTAACAGATTGTCATTTCGTTTGGTGTAACTATGTCAAAAGTCATTGTCCACCCTGCCATGTAATTTTCAAAACGTTCTGTAAATGGTTCTAAGTTTGCCGTTCCTTCAACCATAAATAAATCGTATGCTAAACTTCCGTGTTTTATTATTTCGTACGCCCTGTTTAAAACTGCGTGCTGAGTATTAAGAACGTCAATTTCGTTATCGTTACCTAGGAAAATATTTGTCGGTGCGTTTTTAGAAATATCTACAACGTCCATTGCTATCAAAACAATATTCCAAGTTGTTGTGTTTTCGCTAAGCGTGCAGTTATTTACCATAATGTGCAGCAAAGGAAATATTGTTTGCTTGCTTAAATCAACTTTAAAAATGTCTCCTTGCGTAACTGAATTAACAATGGCGTCCGCGTCAAAGTGTGCTTTTAATTTTTCTAATAAATTATAGAAACCTGTCATCGTTTATGTATTTTTTTTAATTCTCGTTGTTCAATTTCTTGCTTTTGTTTTTCAAAGGTAAGATAGGTGAGACATTGATTAACTCCAAAGTTGGTAACTTCGTCAAACTTTGTAATGTCTCCTTTTGCGAGTGCGTAAATTGACTGATACCAACCCCACTGTTTTGCAAATTGAGTACGTTCGCTATACTCGTTTGTAGACTCGGATTGTTCTCCGTCTGTCGTTCCAAATAAGTAATCGTAGCGTTTAATAATTCGCTTCCTAAATTCCAAAAAAAAACAGACGAACTAATCGCTATGTCCAAAGGTGCAAATTTCATTAAGTCCTGCATTTCTGGCATAACTTTATAGTCTATTATTTCGTATTTATCTTTGAACTTAAACTTAACAGGCCTATACATTACGGCCATGGCCTTGTGGTATGTTTCCCACTTCAACAAATTGTTTTCTAAATCTACATATTCGCCGTATGTTATGTCTTCTAAACTAGTTATAAAACCGAACTCTTGGTCGCCAATTTTAAATGTTGGTTGAAATTTCGGCTTCTGTTCAAACAGGTTTTTAAAATGTAAAATTAAATCGTTTAAGTCTGACAACTTCATTTTAATAATATCTGTTAATTGTATGCCGCAGAATATTTGAACCATTTTTTGCGCAATCAATTCTTCGTCGTTGCTTCCTTCCTGTACCTTTAAAAATTCTTGGTAGCTTTTTAATGGTATTTCACTTAAAGTTGTAGGCACGTTTATTTCTAACTTCATATATCTATAATTAATTATTTGCTGTTTTGTTGTTCTGGTTTTTTTGTATGTAATCGTATGCTTGCTTAAGCAAATTAATGTCATGTATATTTCGTAGGTAAATTTGAACCCTTACGCCTTTTTTTTGGTATATGTAAATTTGTACCGCCTGGATCATTATTTGTAAATCGTTCATCTTATAAAGTATTGTCCAAGTGTGCTGTTAAGGCCTAACGTTTCCATTTCGTGATAACGAACAGCGTCTATTGCGTGGTCGTTTTTTCCCTGCGGTTTGTTTAAAGTCTTTCCTGTTTTATCCGTGTCCCAGCAATAAGCGCGAAGCTCTTTTATTAAGTTCGTGCTTTGCTTTGTAACTAAGTAGTTTTGTGATAACATTATTTGTATGCCGAAGTTTATACTGTCCGCTCCTTTTGTTACTCCTTTTATCTGTTGTCCTGTTCTTCGTATTTCTTCAATGCTTTTCGGTTCGCTACTATCTGCGTATGCTATTACTTGTTTTTGTAACTTGCTTGCTATTTCGTTATTTAATAACTTGGTTTGGTAACATACTTCGTTTAGGATCCTGGATCCGTTGTAATTATAAACTTCTACTATGCTTGTAGGGTCGTTTGAATATCCGAAGTCAAGTCCATAACCCAACAATCGCGCTTCGCTTGGAACGTTGTCTATTATTTTCCAATTGCTAAAAACAACACCTTCTAACATTCCAACTAAACCTTCGCCATACACGCGCCACCAATTAGCCCAATAACTACTTGTCGCGGCTTTTAAGCGGTTTTTTTCTATTTCCGATACTATCCTATAATCTAACGCTTCGTTATCCTTATACGTCAAAATTAGAAAATCGGTATCGGGTTCGTCTTTTAGTTCCGTATGAACCCAAAATTCGTTTGAAGGGTTAAAGTCTAAGTATATTCTTTTTTTTGTCCGTATAGCAAGTTCGTTGTATGCTTCAAACGTTACATTATTGCACTCGTTTATGTAAAGAATATCGCGCCTTGCACCACGAAGTTTTGAACTATCATCAGCGCTAAAAAATTCAATGTATGAACCATTTGCAAAATCGTAGCGCAATAAAGATTTATTAAATCGTTCTTCAAAAAACCTGTTACCCCACTTCATTATTTTTACAAAGTCACGCATTGCACCCCGCCTTAAATGCGGTATGCTTTCAGCTATTATACTAATTTCAGTATTGTTGTGCTTGGTTGCTATGTCAATTAAAAGCGGTATGATACCAAAAGTTTTACCCGCAGACGTTCCGCCTTGAATTATTTTTATTCGCTTTTCTAACTTTGCGATTTTACTAATTGCAGTCGTCCGTATTAACATCTGGAAATAAAGGTTGTTCAATATTAGTTTGTTCTATTTGCTGAACAGGTGCGCCGTAGCCACTGTCTAATAATGCTTTGTATGCTGCTACGTCTCCTTCGCGCGCTTTTTTAATTAGCGCCAATGTCATTAAGTCTTCTTGCGACATTATTTCCTGCTCACCTGTCAAAGGGTTCTTTAAATTTTGGTTAACTTCTAACCAATGGCGTGCTATCGTGCTACGGTTTCTACTTCCTTTTGGCCTACCGTTTGGGTTGCCGCTTTCACCTTTTTTAAATTGGTTTATCTTTTCGTTTTTAATTGCCATGTGCCTGTTTTTTGCCTGTTTCTTTTTCTACAATACATTCCAAAATAATATTCTTTTTCCGCGGACACCCCTTAACATTAATTGTTCCCACGCCTTCGCGTCGTAGTTTTCTGAACTTTTAAACGGTGGTATAATTTTACAGTCTTGTTCGAATTTATACGGACAATAAATAAGCTCCACGTTGCTTGCGTAATCTTGTTTTGAGTTCCTGGATCTTAAACCAACAACAACGCTTTTAATTTCCGATTGCGGTAACGCTTCGGCCAAACAACGCGTTAGCATACCCGAACCATTGGCTACCCAAATTTCGTCATAGTGCCCGTGAAGTCTTTTTACTTCCTTCATGCTATCAGTAAACGGCGTCACGGCTTCGGGAACGTCAAAACCTAGCGGTAAAAAAGTTGCGCCCGTATCTTCGCAATATTTTTTGGCTTTTGATTGGACATTTGTCATATATCCAAACGGTACTTGATAAATAGTTGCGCCGCACTCTAACGCTTTTACTTGATTTCTATGTAAAACTTTTCTTTTTGCATAGAACAAAGTAACTTTTATATTCATTTTTTGGCCGTATACCGCTAAGCATAACGGAGCGCCACCGCAAAATGGTCCGCCAAAAACTACTTCTTTTGAGTTTTTAATTAAGTTAGGTAAAAACCGCGACTTGCTTCCACCTGGTAATAAATCGTCCCTTAGAACATCAACGCCTTTATGTTTTTCAATCGTTATTTTAAGCACTTGCTTTGTCTTTAATTAACGTACTTAACCCTTCGGAAACATAAAAATCTATAACTAAATGCACGCGGTCTTCTTCGCCATTGTTTACCGCAGTATGCGGTTTTCTAACGTCTAAGTACCACAAACTTCGTTCGGTCATGTGTTCTGTTATCCTGCTACCTTTGTGCGACCATGAATTAAATATAACGTCTTTATTTGTATATATCGGTATGTGCAATCTTACCACTTTGCCTTTTTGTATTCCCGCTTCTTTGTCTGTTATGTCTGCGTGCCTTGACAATTCGCCTTTTCCTTTTGTAAGTCTCATAAATCTAACTCGGTCGGGTACTGCACCATTAAATCGTGTTTCTATAATCTTTTTTGTAAAAGTAAAGTTTTCTGCAGCAATAGTCCAATCACTTTTTTTAAGTAAAGTGTCTACGTTTTCTTGCTTCCACTTCTTTGACATTTCATTTGGCTTTATAATAAAGTTTGGGTTTTCTGTATCATAACCACGAATTGCAAACGCTGACCAACTTTGTCTTTTGTTATAGGTACTGTAATGATCCTGCCAATTTGTAAAACTTTGTAGTTCGTTTTTAATTTGCTTGTGGTCTTCTTCGCTTAAAAAATTATTATTTAGTTCTTGAATGTGTATGTCTTCGCCTTTTTCTAAATTATACTTTAAATCAACTCCGTATTGATACACGCCTTTTAAATCACTACTTGCTGCAATCTTTGTTGTTACATACTTAAAACCTAAACTTTCTACTAGTTCTTTTACCTTTTTATCTTCGTCAAATATTTCAATTAAAATTGGTTGTTTTATATTATTTAAAATATATGTCAACAACTTTTCTTTTTGAATTCCTGCAATATGTTTTATGTAAACCCACCCAGGTAATATGTCTATGTTGTTTTGCGTAAAGTCCGTTATTCTACTTTTTGCCTTGTATTCTTGGTAGATAATAATTGTATCGTTTTCCTTGCTTTTTAATACTTGGCCTTTTACAAACGCAGTTGCTATGTCTCTTTCGTTTGGCATTCCAAACGCGCCAAAAACATACGGTTTATAATCTTTTTGTACAACTTTTTTTAAAGTTTTTAATAAATCAATTTCGTAACCTTGCTGCCAATCATTCATTTTGTAAGTTTTTAAATTTCTACTTCTATACTTAACCGTTCGCCGTACTCCGTTTTTATTCCTGGATCGTTTGTTTCGGTTTCTAACTGAATTTCTTTAAACTTGTCTTTTATTTTTGAAATGTCGCCCTTGTAAAAAACCAATACGTTTTGGTGAACCTTGCATAATTTACGGCCACCGTTAAATATCCTTGCGGCGCGCATACCTGCCGTACCGACACTTTCTAATAAAACAGCACTATTGTAATAAACTGCACCCGCTTTTTTGTGCGCTGCAACTGTCTTACCAATTAAGTCTAAATATACTCCGTTTTTGTCTCTTACGTCTCCAACAACAAAAACACTAAAACTGTTTTCTGTCAGCAAAGAAACACTTTTTTCAATAATGTACTCGTATATTTTATCAAACTCATCGTGACTTAATGAAGACAAGTCTTGTGGATCTTCGCTGTATTGTTCTAAATCATAGTAAGGCGGACAAGTAAAAATCATGTCTATTTTTGGTTTGCCGCTTAGTCCGCTAATCATTTCTACTACATTTTCCGAACTGCCAACAATATATTTTGGGTGGTTATTTTCACAAATATTTAAAACTTGTTCTTCGTTTGCTTCTACTTGTTCTTGTCTTAAATCTATACCAATGTATTGTCTTCCTACTTTTGACGCAACTATTCCGCGAACGCTTCCACCTGCGAATGGATCCAGGATTGTGCCGTTTTCTTTACAAAACCACTTATAAGCTATTTCACACAAAACAGGATCAAAAACACTAGTGCCACCAAGTTGACTATTTTCAATAAAGTTTTTTATTATTTCCGCGTCCGTCAATCCACTTTCTTTTTGTGCGTAATAGTTTGGTATTTTGCTTTCAACGTTTGCAGTATTTGGACTAGATAATTTTAATAATTCGGCTAACTTTTTCTTCGGGTTTGACGCTTGTAAAATTGTTTCGCTATACTTTAATAAATTACCACCCCTGCCAACTTCGGACTGTATGCCTAAACTTTTCCATTCGTTTTTTCTTGACTGCCAATAACCTTGTTTAGTATCAAAAACGGAAAATGGCGGAACAATAAATCTGTCCGATAATAAATTATGTATCTTTTCTTCTTCGTTGGGAACAAAGTCGCTTTTTATTTCTTCTTGCATACTTGCAGGATTGTCGTATTCATGCGCGTTTAAAAACGACATTTCTAAACCCCACGTATTTAATTCTTCGGTTTCCCACTCGTTTGCTAAAACATCGTAGTCCCACTGTCCAAATGAAACATTATCTTTTACAATAAATTCTTCTTTTTGTTTTTCTGTTAAGTTTTCCGCGCGCAAAATAAAAACTTCTTTTAACCCCGCTTCTACACACGCTTTGTAACGCATGTTGCCACCCAGAATTACGTTGTTTTCATCTACAACAATTGGCCGAAGCTCCAACATTTGCGGAAACTCTTTTATTGAATTAACTAACTTGCGAAACTTGTCGTCTTTAATTAAACGCGGGTTCTTTGGGTTTGTTTTTACTTCTTTTATTTTAATTTTCAACATTTGGATCCAGGTTATATTCGTTGTATAAAACTCTCATTTTTGCAACTAAGTCGCGCAGGCAACTTACGCAACTTGACGGCGTTGTATTTTGTCCTAAGACGCGGTTGTTTATTGCTATCAAATTGTTTTGTTCTTCGCTTGTAAGCGCGTTAGTATTTTGATTAAAATACGTGTCTAACGTATTGTATTCTTCTTCGGTCAAACATTTTGGTTTTGCATACGGAAAAATTTTATTTAACTTTTCTTTTCGTTCATCACAACCACAGTCTTCGCCTGCAATAAATTTTACAAGTTTATCAATACCTGTTGCTTCTGTAATCTTTGCGATTGTGTCGCCTAATCCTTTACTTTCGTTTTTCATTTTTCTTTTTTATTAGTTCGTAATCTTTGTTTTTAAAATCTTCGTAGTCTTCGCCTACATTACTTTTTATTCTTCTTTTGCATGTTTTAATTGTATTAAAAACACTTGTTAAACTTATGTTTGTTTCTGCACTTATTTGTCTTAAACTTTTATCCGTGTTTTTGTATAACTCAAATAATTGCCTATCGTACCAATGCCAACTTTCGCACTCGCGGTCTAGTTTATTAATTAAATTGTTGTATGCTTCGTTTTCTTCGTCGTTGTTTTCTTCGGCTAAATTAAAAACATCGTCTATTGGTATAAATTTAATTTTATTGTTTTTGTTCACGTGCTGCAGGAAAGTATTTTTAAGAGCCAACCACATGTACCCTTTGCTTATTTTTCCGTCCTTAAACATTTTTTCTTCGCTACTCCACTTCATCAACATAATGTAAGTTTCTTGCACAATGTCTTCGGCTAAAAAATATTCACCGAAGGTGTTTACCATTTTAACCCACTCGTTGTGGTGCTTTGCAACTTTATTAAGCCAATCCAATTTTCATTGTTTAGATTTAAAGCAAATGTATGATTAATTTTTAAACAATAAACAAACGAATTTATTAACAATAAGTTGTTTGTAACGAAAAAAGCGCAAACAATTAAGTATGCGCCTACGTTTTTAATTTGAAAATTTATTTATTTACAAAGAAATCTATTTTTTTAAGCGTTGAAAGTGACACGTCTTTTCCTTCTAAGAAGTTTGTAAGTTGAAAAAAGTGAAATTTATTGCCTTCTTCTTGTATTTCCTTAACTATGCTGTTTCGTGTTTTAAACTTTAAAAGTTTATTTACTTCCTTGCGCAACTGTTCGTCCTGGATCCACATAATCAAAATGGCATATCGTCGTTGTCAAAATTACTTTCGTGTATAATTGCTTGCTTTAATGTTCCTGTAATTTGTGGCTCATTTTTATTTATTTGTGGCTCACTCTTTACAAATGGTTCGCTAAACGAAGCCGACAAGTAACTTAAACCTTTTGCAGAAGTTTTAACCCACAATGCGATTTCCATTTCCTTACCGTTTACTAAAACATTACCTTTGTAATCTGGGTGGTTTTCTGCCTTTTTATTATTGTTTTTAAAAATTGCACCACTGTTGTTTCTTGTTTCCATTTTTATTTATTTAAATTATTATTTGTTTTTTTGAATATTTCATGTTGTCCAGCAACGCAAAGTTTACTTTTGGTATTCTTGCGTAATTGTCGTTTGTGTCTATTGGCCTATTGGTTGGAACTTCTTCAATTTCCGCATAAACTTTAACATTTTTTAAATTAAACTTTTCTATTAAGTTGTCAGTTTTTCCGCCGTAACTCGCAGTTAAAATTAAATTGCTTGGTATGTCGTTTAGTCTATTTATCCAATAATTTAAAGATTTAGTGTACGCCCACATTTCAACATTTGGGTTTTCTTCTGCTAGTTTTAACCACATATCAAAATAAGATTGATTAAAAAAATCTCCAGAAGAATGTATTCGTATTGCTTTACAATCTTTTGGTATTACAGGAACGCCGCCATTTCTTACAAAGTCGAAATTATTATGTCTGTGGTTTCTAACTGCAGGAAATCGTTCAGCACTTGACGCGTAACAACGATATTGTCCTTTTGTAACATCAAACTTTCCTGTTACTTTGTCCACTACAACTTTACATTCCATTGCAAACGGACAAGTTGTTCCCGTTGGTAGATTGAATTCGTAAACTTCGCCAACGTAGTATGTTTTTTTCTTTACAAATTTACTCATGACTTAAAATTTTCCGCGCCCTGTAAATACTTGACATTTTATTACTTCGCTGTTTATGTAACAAAAGTGCTGCCATAACTTATTTATTCTTGTTTTCATATTAGCCAAGTTATTAATCTTGTAAAACCTATGATTGCAAAAGTGTAAACTATAATTGTAATAATTGTTGCTAATGTTTTTTCTTTCATATTGTTTCGATTAATTGATTAAAATAAATATTTGCTTCTTCTACTTTTGTTTGCATTTCCCAAATCACAGTTTCGTCCCTTTCAATTTTAAAAACTTTTACTTTTTTTGCGTTTGGAATGCGGTCAAAGTTATGCTTTTTTTCTACAAACTCACGAATTTCTGGATCTTCGTCAATTTTAAAATGTTTCCAATGTTCCCTGCGTATTTCATCTTCTACAATTTCTATTGGAGTATTGATTAAACAGTAACACAGCAACGCTTCTGTTTTTCCTGTTAGCCACATGTAACCTTGCAGTTGAAAAAAATAGTCTTTTGTTGGTATTTCATCTTCAAAAAACGGAAAAGTGTGAGCTTCGTAACTACATTTTACGTCTAATAAAATTTCATTCGTGTTTACGTCTGGAGTTCCTGTGATCCAATCATTTGTAAAGTGTTCTTCGTTCTTAAAAATAAACCCTAGGCCTAAAACATCGTTAACCAAAGTTATTGCTTCATCTTCGCACTGCAAACCTTTGTCGGTATACCTGCTTGAAAATTCTTTTTTAATTCCAAACGTCCGCTCCAACACAAGTTCTTGAATGTAACCTTTTGCGGTCTTGCTTAGTGTTTCGCTTTTGGTGCGTGGAGCGGTCATTAACCGCCCTAACGCTGAACATCTTATTTTCATCAGTAAATCCATTTTAAAAATTTACGAATAAGTCCTATTTCTTGTTTTTCAATAACAATTACTTTTTTCTTGGATCCAGGCCGTGTTTTTTTAAGTTCAGTGCAATCAAATTTTTCATTTATTAAATTTGAACTATTAATTATTTCTGGAAAATCTTTTGTTGTGTAAATATTTTCATTCACGTCCCTTTTGTAGTCCCTAAATGCTTGAATTAATTTATTTGAAATAGGCGTTTTATTATTCCATTTATAGTTATCGTATATGTCTCTAAAAACAATGTTATTTTGTATTAGAAATGCGCCCCACGAATTGCTTACGCGGTAAGAACGAATTATTGGCGCAATAGCTTTTACTTCGTTAAGCGTTATAATTTCCTGCAGGCCTGTAAGCATTAAAGTATACTTCTTAGTTACTCCACGTCTAGTGCTTCGTTTTCTTGTTGTTTGCATAGTGTTTAAATTAAGTTTAAGTTGATTAGCGTTCATGCGTTTATAATTTTTAATTGTGCAGGTGTTAAATCATAAAGGCCTATTAATTGTTCAGTAGTAAATTCACCCTTACTAATTGCATCAATTGCCTTTTGAAACCGCTCGTTTGTTATCGTTAATTTTTTAGGTTCGTGTTTTACTTGTTCGCCGCCTGCGTCTGTATCTTTGTCCGTCACAATGCCCAAAATCGAACTCAAACAGTAACGACGAAAATAGGTGCAACCGCTCCCGAAACTTTGGTATAAATTCATGCCTTTTAATTCAACTTGTGGAATAAGCGTTAAACTTTCCATGCTTTCACCGCTTTCAACGTGAAATAAAATAGTTGATAAATAGTTTTGACCTTCTTTTGAATTAAGTAATTG